CGATATCGCCCCATCTAAAATGCCCGGCGCTAAGAAAAAAGCGCGACGGGATGACACTGACTTCACCCAATATAAAGAGGGTGGTAAAGTAAAATCCAAGGTGAATGAAGCTGGTAACTACACCAAGCCTAGCCTTCGTAAACGCATTTTCAATAGTGTAAAAGCTGCGGCAATCGTTGGTACTGGCGCAGGCCAGTGGTCAGCCAGAAAAGCACAAGTTATGGCCAAACGGTATAAAGCCGCAGGTGGTGGCTATAAATGAAGTGGTCTGACAAGCGCAAGAAAGCCGTAAACTGTGATGCCCCAAAAGGCTTCTCAGAGAAGGCACACTGCGCAAGTAAGAAAATGGCCAGTGGTGGGTTGGCTAAACCGCAACAGTCTCTCAAGGACTGGGGCAAACAAGATTGGACAACTAAAAGTGGTAAAAAATCTTCTGTCACTGGTGAACGATACCTTCCAAAAGCTGCGATCAAAAGTCTCAGCCCTGCTGAGTACGCTGCGACGACCAAAGCCAAGCGGGCAGGAAAAGCCGCCGGAAAACAATTCGTAGCCCAACCCAAAACAATCGCAAAGAAAACCGCAGGGTATAGATAATGGCTAAGACCACCGGAACCACAGTCTTTGACCTCGATATGAATGACCTCATTGAGGAGGCGTTTGAGCGTTGCGGTCAAGAACTTCGCACGGGTTATAACTTCCGCACTGCACGTCGGTCGTTGAACTTGCTGACGATTGAGTGGGCAAACCGTGGTTTAAACTTTTGGACTGTAGAACAGGGCCAGATTCCGATGGTGACGGGTCAGGCTATATACCCCATGCCTACAGACACAATCAATCTCCTAGACATGGTTATACGTCAAAGTAACGGCACGTCTAACCAGATTGATATCAACATCAGCGGTATTTCAGAATCGACCTACATGAGTCTGCCAAATAAGTTGGCACAAGGTCGCCCAATTCAAGTCTGGTATAACCGCCAGTCTGGCCAAGAAAACTTGTCTACGGTTACCCTTAACGGAACTATTACATCTACAGCCACCACAATCACGGTGTCTAATGTTTCTGAACTTGCCACTGCTGGGTTTATAAAAATTGATAACGAAACAATCAGTTATCCCAACATAGATCCTGTAAACAATCAGTTGATCAACTGCGCTCGTGGACAGAATGGTACAACCGCTGCGGCGCATACTACTGGTGCAGCTATAACCGTGCAAAACCTACCTGCTATCAATGTGTGGCCCACACCTAATGCTCCCGGTAGCCAATACATGTTCGTGTACTACCGCATGCGCCGTATTCAGGACGCTGGCACGGGTGTAAATGTGCAGGATATTCCGTTCCGTTTTATCCCCTGTATGGTGGCAGGTTTGGCCTATTTGTTAAGTATGAAACTGCCAGATGTTGATCCCCAGCGTGTAATGGGTTTGAAGGCCGAGTATGAACAGCAATGGGATATGGCCCAGTCAGAAGACCGCGATACCTCTCCGTTGAGGTTTGTGCCAAGGAACATGTTCTATGCCTAATCGGTTTGCTTCTGGTAAGCATGCAATTGCTGAATGCGACCGTTGTGCGCAGAGGTACATGCTCAAAGAACTAAAGACACAGATAGTCAAGACTAAGCCATTTAAAGTCAAAGTTTGCCCAGCATGCTGGGATCCCGATCAGCCGCAGTTGCAACTGGGTATGTATCCAGTCAATGATCCGCAAGCTGTGCGTGAGCCGCGTCCTGATGTGAGCTATCAAGTTTCTGGTCAAAGTGGCTTACAGATTTTGCTGACGGACAGCACTGCGCAAGATGGGTTTGGTTATCCAGAGCAAGGCAGTCGGGTCTTTCAGTGGGGGTATAACCCTGTTGGTGGGGCAAGTGGGTTTGACACGCTTTTAACGCCAAATAACTTGGTGTTAGCGATAGAACTTGGTACAGTTACGGTTACAGTTACATAAGGAGCCTGAAATGGACAAAGCAGATTTGAAACAAGACAAGAAGATGGTGGCTGGAGCCGTGCACAAGCACGAGAAGAAGCTGCATCCCGGTCAGCCTATGACAAAACTTGCCAAGGGCGGCAAGACAAATGCTCAGATGAAAGCTCTGGGTCGTGGTTTGGCCAAAGTGGCTAATCAAAAGAAGTCTTCCTTTACATACAAAAAAGGCGGTTAATTATGGCTACATTTAGTAAAAAAGTAATGGGCAAAGAAGTTGGTGATGCCAGCGTTTATGCACAACCACATACTGGTGCTGAAGCGGGTGTAGACATCAAAAACAATGGCTATGACGGTGGTAACCGTTTGACTGCCGGTGATGTCAATATGTCTGTTGGCAATATTCAACGTTACCCATATAAAGAGCCAAAAACTTCTGGTATTAAAACCCGTGGTAATGGCGCGGCTACTAAAGGCGTGATAGCCCGAGGCCCAATGGCTTGATATGAATTACACTCAACTGTTTGATACTATTCAGTCGTATACGGAAAATAACTTTCCGGATTTCACTCTTGCCAGTGGTGGAATAGAGACGACTACCGAACAGATCAACAGGTTTATTGAACAAGCAGAATTACGCATCTATAACACGGTGCAATTTCCGTTTTTGCGTAAAAACATGACGGGTAATATTCAGTCAGGCAACAAATATCTTCAAGCTCCAAACGATTATCTTGCTACATACTCTTTGGCAGTGATAGATGCGTCTGGTAACTACGAGTACTTGTTAAATAAAGACGTAAATTACATTCGTCAGGCGTACCCTAATCCTACGACAGATGTTGGTATTCCGAAGTATTACGCACTGTTTGGCCCAGCCATTGTTAGTAGTGTAATTACAACTGAATTAACGTTTATTCTTGGCCCAACTCCTGATGCAGCGTATACGGCAGAGCTTCATTTTTATTACTACCCAGAGTCTATTGTGACTGCTGGTACCTCATGGCTTGGTGATAATTTTGATACTGTGCTTTTGTATGGTTCATTAGTAGAAGCCTATACCTTTATGAAGGGCGAGACAGATATGCTTGCCTTGTATGATGGCAAATATAAAGAAGCCCTTGCACAAGCTAAACGTTTGGGTGATGGTATGGAGCGTCAAGATGCTTATCGTTCTGGTCAATATAGACAGGCGGTGACCTGATGGCGTTCACCGGAAACTTCTCTTGCAATACGTTACGGACTGGGTTAATTAACAGCACGTTAGTATTTGCAACGGACACGTTTAAATTGGCGTTGTATACCAACTCCGCTACTTTGAACCAGCTTACTGCGGCGTATACATCGGACGGTGAGACTTCTGGTGGTAACTATGTAGCTGGGGGTCAAGTAGTTACGGCAACCGTTAATACCGCGCTTGGATCAAGCGGTAGTACTATTTATGTTAGCTTTTCCAGCCCCGCTTGGACTGGCGCAATCACTGCTCGTGGCGCGTTAATTTATGACGTGACTACTGGCGCGGCTGTCTGTGTTTTAGATTTTGGAAATAACATTACATCCACCAATACGTTTACTGTCACTATGCCCGCTGACACCAGCACGGCTGCACTCATTAGACTTGTATAGGAGAAAATATGGCACTGGTTACAACTACCAAAGGCGAAATGGACGAAACTTTGCTTGAAAAACGCGAAGGTTCATTGGATAATGACAACGAGTCAACCACATGGGTGGAGTATTGGTTGGACGGGGAGCTTGTGCATCGTTCTGCGCATGTAGCTCTTAAGAAAAACGTAAGTTCTGCGGTAGAAGCCGCATCTTTTAACTAAGGAGCCAATCATGGCAAATACTCAAGCAATGACAACTAGCTTCATGGGCGAGTTGATGACCGCAACACACAACTTTGGCACTGCCCCAGTTCGTGGAACCAGCGCAACAGATAGCTTTAAAGCTGCTCTGTATTTGACAACAGCTACGTACAACGCAAGCACTACTGCTTACTCGGCTACAGGCGAAGTTTCTGGTACAAACTACACGGCTGGCGGCGTGGCGGTTACATTTGGCACACCCCCAACAGCTACTAATAGTTCTACAACAGCGGGTGTTGCATTTGTTACGCCTTCGGCCAGTATCACATACACTACAGTAACTTTGGCTACGGCGTTTGATGCCGTGTTGATCTACAACTCAACACAAAGTAATAAAGCAGTGAGTGTGCATACTTTTGGCTCACAGACAATTACCGCTGGTACGTTTACATTAACGATGCCATCAAATACTACTTCAACTGCGCTTATTCGTTTGGCTACAACCTAATAGGGCCGGTGGGGTAACTCACCGGAGTAGCCATGTTTGGAATATCCGCATTTGCTGAAGCGCCGTTTGCCTCGCTTGCGGAGCAAACAGTATTCGTTGCTCTTACCGGCGTTCAGGCATCTGGCGCGGTAGGCACAGTTACGGAAGTTAGTTCTGTCGCATTAACAGGTGTTGAAGCAGCAGGTGCGGTAGGCACAGTTACTCTTGCGGCTCGTAACTTTGCGCTTACTGGCGTTGAGGCTATCGGCGCAGTTGGTACGTTAATAGGTGTTGTTAGCCAAAGTGCAAATTT